CAGGGTCGTCCTGAGGTTTTGTCAGTTTAAGGGCCTGCATGACCTCAAAACAAGCTTTCCGGAGAGCAGAACTGCCACGTTTGGAGATATGGCGGTTTCTGCTCTCAAACTGTCCAGACTGGTATGGTGGAGCATCGTTGCCCGCAAAAGAGTTCAGCGCCTTACCACTATGGAAGCGCCGTATATCTCCAATCTCGGCCAGGATGACAGGACCCAGCCGGTCACCAACACCATTCATTGCACGCAGCACTTTGTACTCAGGAATGGTTTCCGCAATGTTCTGCATCTGTGCAATGATTTCGTCTGCAGCATTCTGCGCAGTAGCCAGCAGATCCACACACTGATCCTGGGCAGACCAAATGTAAGGATCTTCTCCCCGAGTAGTAATACTATCGCGGGCCAGTTCATAAATAGTTAAGCCCTTTTGCGGAGCATGACGATCAGTTGTTTTCTTCATGAGTGTTGCATAAGTAGAGAGAAATCGGGTTTTGCCCATACGCTGAATCTCGTCAAATGACTTATACCGCTTAATAAAGAGCATTACGAGGGCATTCATTTCCAGCTGGGTATGTGCCATGTTGAAAGGTGTTGCCAAAACAGTACCGTAGGAATCCAGAATGGCTACGGTGCTCTTGGATTTTGAAATATCGATTCCAACAGCAATCATGATGATCCTCCTCTGTAAATGATATTGATCGGTTCCAGCACTTCAAAATTCATTCAGATTGGTGTGTTAAACGGGAGCAGCATGCCGTCCCAACTAGCTAAATCGAATGCAGAATGATGAAGGATGGCTGACACATTTGTCTGCGGGCGTGGTGTCCCAATTGGAAATTCCGTCAGGCCGACCTCCTTCATCATATAAGAAAAGCGAAGGCTGTTAAACCTTCGCTTTTATATTACCAATTGGAATTTATGACGAAGGAAATATTTATGGAAATCTACGAAACACTGAAACATTGGGTGGCGCAGCAGCTGGGACAGGCGGGAATCGACCGGCTGGGTCATGGAGCCGGGTCGGTGGGACTCTTTCCCCAGGGCGTGCAGGTACTGCGGCAGTGGGAGGATGTGTTGGGCAACCGATACCGAAAGGTTCGTTACCGGTTCTGGCTGCGGCTGGTGCTGCCCCCCGGAGAGACTGCCGCAAAGCTGCTGCTGCGGCTTCAGGCGGAAGCGCCCAAGGCGGGCTTTTCCGCCACCGATGGAACATATAGAAAAGCCGGGTCTGACGGCCTGGCTGTCTACGAAATTCGGCTTACCGCCGAGAGGGAGGAAACAATATGAAAATTGAACGAAAGTATTTGGCCCATTACATCAATGTAGCGGCCGGCGGAGAAGCGGTTTACGAGCGGCTGGGGCAGGATCTGGAAAGCTTCGCCCCGGAAATGAGCGCTCAGGTGGAGACCAAGCGGAATATCCTGGGCGAAAGCGCCGTGGTGATCTCCGGCTATGAAAAGACCGGCACTGTGGAGCCTTACTACGCCGACAGCGACACAGGCCTATTTGATCGGCTCCAGGCCATCATCGACGAGGATCTGGTGCTGGAAAAACTGAAAACCGACGTGGTGGAAGTGAAGCTGTGGAAGGAGAGCGAGGGCAAGTTTGAGGCCATCCGGGAGGAGGCTTACATTGCGGTCACCTCCTACGGCGGCGACACCACCGGCTATCAGATTCCCTTTACCCTCCACTACACCGGCAAGAAGACAAAGGGCTGGTTCGATGTGGAGACCAAGACCTTTACGGAAAAGAGTGAGTGATATGGAAAACTTAAATCTTGACCTGGGTGCGGTGGAGTACCGTATTACGGGTGGTGGAGTATTGCGGTTTAATCCGGCAGACCCCAATGTGTACGGACGGTTTCTGGATGCCCGCCAGGATCTGGAGCGGCTGCAGAAGGCCTTTCAGAAGAAGGCAAAGGCCGCAAAAGAGGGCGCGCAGGTGCTGGCGCTGCTGCAGGAGGCGGACAGAGCGCTGAAAGATCTGCTGGGTTTGATATTTCCCGGCAATGACTTTGACGAGGCGGTGGGCGGCGTGAATCTGCTGGCGGTAAATCCCAGCGGCAAGACCGTAGCGGAAAGCCTGCTGACGGCGCTGGAGGATATTCTTTCCCGGGGCGCAAAAAGCCTGGTGGATGCAGAAGCCGCCAAGCTGCGGCAATAAAGACTCAAACCGTTCAAATTCCGGTTTAGCGAGCTAATGATACTGTCATTCTGAGGAGCCGTCAGGCATAGCGAAGCGGATGTAAATAAATGATTGCCGGTGGCAATCCAACATCTGCTATGCGAAGAATCCCCTTCGACGATGGCGCTGAAGTTCTTAAGATGGGGATTCTTCGGGTGCATTGCACCCTCAGAATGACAGGTAATTTGTAAGTTTGCTCAGGATGATACGATTATTTGAAACAGATTGATAAACCGGAATTTGTGGCGCGGAGGGGATTTGGAGGACTTGTGATGGACGGTTATGAACTTCCCGAAAGGGCGGTGTTGGGCGGAAAGGAATTTGCGCTCAACACGGACTTTCGGTTGTGTCTGCGGCTGCTTTGCTATTTGGAGGAATCGCCGCTGCCGGAAGGTTTACGGTGGCGGGTGGCAGCAGCGGCCTTTTACCGGGAGCCGGTGCCGGAGGGGCTGCTGCCGGCGGCGATGGAATATTTGGCGAAGTTTCTGGCTGGCGGCGCTGACGGCGACAGGCCCGGGCCGAAGCTGATCGATTGGCAGCGGGATGCCTCTGCCATCATGGCCGGGGTCAATCAGGTGGCAGGCATGGAGGTGCGGGCAGTGGAAAAACTCCATTGGTGGACCTTCCTCAGCTTCTTCCACGGCATCAAGGAGGGGCAGCTGAGCCTGCTGGTGGGCATCCGGGACAAGCTGCGCCGGGGGCAGAAACTGGAGCCACATGAGCAGGAATTTTACCGCTGTAACCGGGCCTGGGTGCGGATGGAAAAGCCTGACCCGGAGAAGGAACGGTTGCAGAAATTGCTCAATACATAATGCGGTAAATTCCAATGGGAGGTGAAACAATGCAAATGACGATACAGATGCAGTCGGATGGCGGCACGCGGGTGGAGGAGCTGAAGATCCCGGGGCTGATGGAGGCGCAGCTGCAGCTGGTAGACTTGGAAAAGCGGCTGCTGACCCTGCGGTTTGCCTTCGGCACGCTGAAGAAAAATATCAGCGATGCCTTCGCGCCCCTGGCGGCGGTGCTGCTACCGGTGGTGAACCGGGCGCTGTACAGCCTGGCCCAGACCGTCAAAACTGTGGGGCAGGTGGTGGCAAGGCTTCTGGGGGTGCAGGTGGCGCAGGACAAGGTGACCAAATCCATCAAGAAAACCACTGCAGCCACCTCCGCCTGGTTGAAAACCAGCCTGGCGGCCTTTGATCAGATCAACCGACTCCAAAGCAAGGCAGGCGGCGGCTCGTCCCTTGCCGGAGAGGAGGTGCTGCAGCTGTTTCCTGTGGGGCTGACCCAGGAGGCACGGGAACTGCTGGCTGTTCTGGATGGGCTGCTGGAGCCTTTGCGAAGCCTGGATCTGGAGCCGGCCCGGTGGGCTTTCGAACGGCTCCGGGAGGCGCTGCAGAATCTGGCGGCTGCGGTAGGCGAAGCCTTTACTCAGCTGTGGCACAACCTTCTGGTGCCCCTGGTCACCTGGTTGGCAGAAAATTTAGCGCCGGCACTGCTGCGGGTGTTGGAGGCGGCAGTGCAGCTGGCGGCGGATCTGACCGGAGTCTTTGGGGATTCCATGGTGGCGCTTTTGGAGGCGCTGGAGCCGGTGGCAGCCTTCCTGGGAGAGGTGCTGGTGGCGGTGATCGAGCAGCTGCGGCAGTTCTTTTTGAACGCCTCCAACAGCATCTTCAACAACGGCTCTCAGATCGAGGGAGTCTTTCGCTCCATGGCTCAGGCGCTGGATGCTTTTTGGGTCTTTGCCGGGCCGATGCTGGAAAAGATCCTGGCGATGTTTACCACGGTTTTCGAGAAGATCGGCGATGTGGCTTTGAAGGCGCTGGAAAATGCGCTCATGGCCATCGGCGACCTGCTCTACGCCCTGACGGGACTGCTCAGCGGCGACTGGAAAATGTTCTGGGAGGGCATGGAGCAGATGGCAAAGCACGCCGCCAATGCCATTATTGCGGTGCTGAACGGTCTGCTGACCGCCGTAACCGCAGCCCTTAACGCGCTTTTTGAGGCGCTGAACAACACCCTCATCGACATCCCGGCCTGGGTGCCCGTCTACGGTGGGAAAAAGTTCAAATTTAACTTACCCCAGGTGAAAACGCCCCAGATCCCTTATCTGGCCAAGGGCGCGGTGCTGCCGGCCAACAAGCCTTTTTTGGCGGTGGTGGGCGATCAGAAGCACGGCACCAATATTGAAGCGCCCCTGGCTACCATACAGGAGGCGGTGGCGCTGACTATGGGGGACTTCACCGCCGGCCAGGAGGCTACGGTGCAGGTGCTGACGGATATTTTGCAGGCGGTGCTGGGCATCTCCATCGGTGACGGCCAGCTGGCCGCCGCGGTGGATCGGTACCACAGCCGCCGGGCGGTGATGAGAGGAGGATTTTGATGGAACTGACAAAGCTGTTTCAGATCGACGGCAGACCCATGCCGGTGCCGGATGCGGATGTGACCATGTCCTTCGAGGACCTGGACGCGCCCCAGTCCGGCCGGGATGAGGCGGGCTTCATGCACCGGATCCCGGTGCGGCGGAAGGTGGGCGTGTGGGAATTTCGCTACAGCCTGCTCAGCGGGGAGACCTACCGGTATCTGAAGGGAATACTCCCCACAGCGGGCAGCTTCCGGTTCACCTGCCCGGAAGGGGAGGTGGAGGCTTATTTAAGCCGCTACAGCGTTGTATGGCACAACGCAAAAACAGATACCTACAAGAACCTGAAGTTTTCTGTAATAGAATGCTGAATGCTTCAAATTCCGGTTTATCGAGCTGATCATGCTGTCATTCTGAGGAGCCGCAGGAGACGAAGAATCCCCTACGATAGTGCGGAAATCCTTATGATGGGGATTATTCGCTTTGCTCCGAATGACAGCTAGATAGATTGGAATTTTATTCTCAGGAAGGAGAAACTATGACGCAACATTTACTGGTTTTGCCCGATGGGACGGAAGTAAGCTCCGGTACTCCCGGGGCAGCGGTGATGGCGGTTGGGCTGACCCGGGAGGTCAACATGGAACTGCTGCTGGCTCCCGGGGCGGCGGTGGCTGCCTGCTTGCAGGTAAGCCTGCTGGCGCCGGGCATCACTCTCCGGGCAGGGGACAGCCTGTGGCTTTATGAGACGGCGGGCAGAAAGCTTCTGGGCAGCTTCATCGCCCAGGAGCCGGTGCAAAGCGGCGGCCTGACAAAGGTCACCGCCTACGACCGGCTGATCCTGCTGGATCGGGAAATATCCGGGTTTTTGGAGACAGTTTCCTGGCCCTGCAGCCTTTCGGAGCTGGCAACGGGCGTCTGTGAATTTTGCGGCCTGGAGTTTGTGACGGCGGACTTCCCCGGGGGAGAATTTGCCGTACCGCGACCCACTGGCGACCGCATCACCGGCCGGCAGCTGATGATGTGGATCGCCCAGGCCGCCGGCTGCTTCTGCCGGGCAACCCCCGAGGGGGCGGTGGAGTTGACCTGGTACACCCCGGCAACGGTGACGGTAGCGCCGGAGCAATGCCGGGTGCTGGGCGGCGTCCTCACCTGTGCCGGCAGGGCGCAGGAGGATTTTCTGACCCTGGGCGGCGCTGTGGAACAGGGGATTCTGACCCTGACTCCCCAGCAGTACGCTCTGTCCGGCGGCTTTCAGATGGAAACTGCCCCCACCGTCCCTATTGATCGGGTGCAGCTGCGGCAGACCGACAGGGATGTGGGCTGCATCTACCCGGACGCTCCCGGGGAAAATACCCTGGTGATCCAGGGAAATCCGCTGCTGGCGGCGGCAGATGCGGAGAGCCTGCTGCCCATTGCAGAGCTGCTGTATCAGCGGTTCGGGGGCATCTCCTACACCCCCGGCACAGTAAAGCTGCCAAACACCCCGGGGTTGGAGCCGGGACAGCTGCTGCAGGTCTGGGACAGAGCAGGAACGGCGCATACCCTGTATGTGATGGGCCTGGAGCGCACCGCAAACGGTGACACCGTCACCTGCACCGGCAGCTATAGCCGGGACAGCGCTGCGGTGGTCAATAACCGCAGCTATGAGAATCTCCATGGCCGGGTGCTGCAGCTGCGGACGGATGTGGAGGGTATCCGGGCGGAAAACAGTGACAGCCAGGGAAAAGTCACAAAGCTGGCGCTGGATGTTGAGGGCATCCGGGGCAGTGTCAGCAGGCAGGAAGGGCAGCTGCAGAAGCTGACCGCCCTGGAGCAGACCGCCGAAGCCCTGAGGCTGTCGGTGGAAAGCCTACAGACAGAGGGCGCTGCCAAGCTGAAAACCGCCATGGGCTACACCTTCGACGACAAAGGTCTGCGGATCGCCCGGTCCGGTCAGCAGATGGAAAACCTGCTGGACAATACCGGTATGAAGGTCACCCGTGGAGGTGAGCCGATCCTGCAAGCGGATCACAATGGCGTGGCGGCAACGGATGTGACGGTTGAAAACTATCTGATCGTGGGAAGTCACGCCCGGTTTGAAGATTACACCGCAGGCCGTACCGCCTGTTTCTGGCTGGAGGGATAAACATGTTTACATTAAAAAGCAAAGCATACGAAGGCCGTTATCTGGAAGTGGTCTGTGAGCAGATCCCCAATGTGGAGGACAATACCTCGGAGATCCGCTGGACGCTGGCCGCCAAGGGAGGAGAGGTCAGTTGGTACTCCACCGGCCCTACCACCCTGACCATCGGTGGACAGCAGGTGTACTACTGCAAACGAAAATCCTACACCACCAAGGTATTTCCGGCGGCCAAAGGCTCTGTCAGCGGCAGTCTGACCGTGGCTCACGACGAGGAAGGCAACTGTATACTGGATGTAAGCCTGGAAACTGCCATCTACACCATGACCCTGTCGGAAGTGTCGGACACCTGGCAGCTGGAGTCCATCCTGCGAGCCTCGGAAATTCGGGCGTCGGATGCCAATATCGGCAGCTGCGCCACGGTAGTCATCGGCCGCAGAAGCGGTCAGTTTACCCACAGCGTTTCCTATCGGTTCGGCGGTCTTAGCGGCTGGCTGAATGCTCTGGGCGATCCGGTGACCGAGCCGGTATACTACAGCGAGACCACCCTGAATTTCCTGCTGCCGGACAGCTTTTACGAAGAAATTCCCGACAGCTCACGGGGCAGCTGTCAGCTGACCTGCACTACCTGGTATGGGGACACGGTCATTGGGGAAAGCAGCTGCGCGTTTACGGTCACGGCAGATCCGGCGCTGTGCGGCCCGGTGATCTCCGGCGCGGTAACGCCTGTGGATGAACGGACGCTGTTGCTGACCGACGGGCAGCTGATTC